AATAACGGTTCCGCCATTGTTAGCCATTTAGATGCCCCCTATCAAGCATCCATATCGACTGCTCCGCCACCCTTCAATTTGGTGGAAGTCGAGGAAAAAGTAACCTTCGACATAGCAGCATAAGTTGGGTCATAGAGGACTGTGAATGGAACGGTCATTGTTTGAGAATCTCGACCACTCACATTTGTAACAGGGACTCCATAATGAACCTTGAAGAAATCAAATCGTATGTAATCCAAAGCGGTCACTTCATACAGAATAGAAATAGCCGGGTTAGTATCAGTCCCGTCTGCTAAGTGTCCTTGCAGAAGTTCTGTAAAGTGAGGTTCATCAACTGCTACGTCACCACTAAGAACCGCCTTATGGAAGGTGATGTTTCCGGTAATCTCTCGTCGCTGAACGGGAGGAGCGCGAACACAGGTATCACTTCCAAGAGTATAGGAGTTATCCATATCACGATTAGTGTTGATTTCAAAATCAATACTTTGGACGAGGGATGAAAAAGCGGAATTAGTAGCGAGGTCCTCAAAATTGACATAAGCACCTACGAAGTGTGCTGCGTCACCCGTATAATCATAGGCGGGAGTGCCGAGACTTGCGAGGGTCGTTGTGGTCTTTTTCCCTGTTAGATTTGCACTGAACATAGCATATTCTCCTACATTTGCAGAAATGCTGATACTTTGAACTACTTGGCCGGGATATACGACTTCATTATCATCACGGCCTATACGAACAGTAAATGACTTAAGGCTACTCGCTGTTGTTTCGCCCAATGTGTCACCAACACCGGGAGTGCCGCCGGGGGTGTGAATACCATAAACTCCATGAATAAGTCTCATAACGAAGAAATCCGGTTGGAGAGCGGCATTTATTCCGCCTTCAGCATAGTGTTTTCCATCGGTCATTTTTTGAGTTCCAAAGCGGTTCAAATCATCTCGCCCAAGTAGGTCAAAGTTTTCAGCGAAAGATTCATCATCAACCTCACCATAGGCGTCTGCTGCAACAGCAGTCCCATAGGTGGATTCTTCTCCGACAGCAACATAACGGTTTGCGAATGTAGTCATAGTATAGCCTCGTTATGTTCACACACAGGAGTTACCTGATACTTAACCTCTTTCATGCCTCACGTCGAGTCATATTGACCTTTTTCATGTAGTTAAGAGTCAAAATATGAACACAGATAACTTCATCATCATCCAATTTAGAGTCGAGCAAGGTGCTATACGACATTAAAGTGTCCACTCCACCATCAAGTCCGGTATTGGTATATAATTCATCAAATACTTCTCCGAGAATAGAAAGTCCGAGGCGATATGCATCCCTGTAATTAGTGCCGCGTGTAGTGATATATAGAATGGCCGTATATTGTTGGTCTGTTCTTGAACCTGCGAGGGCTAAGAAGGCGGGAGATGAAACCTCCCTCAATAAAACATGGATAGAGGGTGGTCGAATACGGGAAGTCATAGATGATGATACGTCATACCCATAAACAATAGCAGAATCTCCTACATGATTCTTGATAAAATGGCGTTTAGAGTTTTTGAGAACATTGACTATATTGAGTCCTGTTCTAACGAAACCCGTTGTAACCCAATCACTTATATCCATTTCATCAGGACTAAATGCACCGTGATGGGTATGATATACAACCGACCAATCGACACTACCGGAGGTGTTTCCCCATTTGACTTCTGCTGTTGAACCCGAAGCACCCGTCACAGACAAATAATGCTGTGAGGCATCATCATCCTCCATGATTTCACGCATATAGAGATTAGCGGTTCCATCAGTAGCAAGTGTTAGTCTCAAAAGAATGGGAACAGCGTCTAAGTCTTGCATATCGAGGTCAAGGTCGTGCGTAGTCACCGTTGTTGCTCCTACGAGGTCAAGTTTCTCCATGTTACCTTTCGACCGGACTTCAACTTTATGTGTCCCATTATCGAGATAAAGAAGCGGGTCAGCACTGTTCGGTGCGGTCCCAAACTTAAAGGCGGCCATAATAGTTAGTGCCGTTGAAGAATGGGTCTGTCTCAAAACTCCGTTAGTGATACGCCAAAAATCACCACTCACTGACCCTTTGGAACCGGATGATACCGTCCAAACATCATTGTTGGCTCCCGTAGGAGCAGTGGGGTCGTTTGCCAGCAATCGTGAAGTCCAAAACTGAGAACTCGTTGCAACAGCCATCCAAATCCTCCCAAAGAACCTTCTGATAGTTCAAATCCTGATGCTAATGCAAAGTCTCTTATCCATTCGGGAGCCTGTTTCTCATACTCCCTTTCAAACGTGCCTTCCATAAAGGTTACAAAGCCCCACTTTTTGAAACCGGGATGAAGTCTTTTCCTTTTCATAGGTATTGAAAGGTCCGTTCCCTTTCCCGACTTTGCAAAATGTTTAACTGAAGAACGGACTCGACTCGGCAATACATGAGAATACGGAAATGCCTTCATACCACCTGCTACGATTTGTGCAAGTTTCCCTCCTCGTTGTCCTACAACTCCGCCCGGATAAGGCATAGAACCCGCTCTAAGAAATGTATTTCCCGGTTCATCAATAACCTCAAGTGATTCAGCGAGACGTATATAAATGTTCTTAGATTGACTCCAACCGCCCCCGGCAGGGACATATTTACCCTTGCCCGCTCCCGCCTTTATTTCCGCAGCCTTTTTTGTTTTTGGGATGACAATATCTTTGAGAATGATGTGCATTATATCACGCAATAGAGTCGGTCCTTGATAACCCATTCTATTCAACGCATTATACAAGGGTGCGTCGTCCCAATCAACGCGAAACTTCACTGCTGCGTCACCTGCTGCCGGTGGGCGATATGTTCTCACCATCAATCCACCGTCCCAAGATGAGCAAGACGTTTGAGATACCTATACCCTCTATCCTTCAAGGTGTTACCCCGTAGTCCTCCATCTTCAAAAGAACCCTGTTGAAAGACGGCTTCATCTTCAAGATAAAGCGCACCTGCAAGGTCAGCACATATCTCACGAAGAACGTGAGCAAACTCACCCTCTTGAACAGTGACGAGTGTTGCGTGGTCGGCAGAAATGCCGGTTACACCTGTCAATTGGTTCCCCGCCCTTCCCGTCCACGCGAAAGAATCACCATCAATGTTCCCGTTACCCGGAACACCGAAGGCTCCGCCCGAAGTCAAATCAACAGTAGTCGCACCTGCGGCGTGTGCGCCATCAAGTGTGGTTTCTGCGATTTCTCGACTTGGAGTATCTCTCCCATAATCCCTAAACGTTTGGTCTATTGTTATCGTAGCCCTACGAATCGCTGCTGTAATGCGGGTAGTAGCCCTGTCCCTTTGTGAAGAATCAAGGCCAAGCCTCATACCTACATCAGCAACAGAACAATAGTATGCCATCTAACCACCTCATTCAACAACTTCTTCGATTTCATCTGCGGCTGTTTCAACAATTTCAACACCGTCTGTTACGGTATCAATAACCTCGTCCAAAGTTATTTTTCCGTCAGCCATGATGTTTTGATACCGTTTTAGACCCCAAACCGCAACGGGTATGAGAATCAAAACGACCGCAATTATCATTTCATATTCCATTTCATTCACTCCTGTAATACTCTATACTTTTTATTGCCGAGAATGGTAAAACCTTGAATGCCTTGCTTTCGCCCTCTCGATATAACTTGAATCCATAAGGTGTTTCTTCAATGTATGTATTAGTATAGCACTTTTCCGGTGGTAAATATATGATTTTTCCCAATCTTCCCTTCATTTTGATTCACCTTTCAATATATCAATATCTGCTTTCATCTTTTTGATTTCCTCTAATAGAAGAACGGGCAACATCATGTATAGCATCCTATCCGGTTCCCCGTTTTCATCGTATTCCACCAATTCGGGGATGACTTCTTCGACTTCTTCAGCGATAAGCCCAAAAGTGGTGTTACTTATCAATGTTGGAACGTCCTTTTTGAAATTGAAACTTTTTGGTTCCAAATCATAGATTTTCCCGGTGTCAATCTCTAACGGTCTGATGT